ATTCCATACCACCGGCAGTATAAAAGCCGTTTTCAAATGAAGTATCGACTTGCACATTATTAGTACCTATAACAGCGGTAACAGTAACACGCTTACGATATTTAGTAATATCAACGCCACACTCTTTGGAATATACAGAATAAGGACATTGCGGATAGTATCGTCTATTCGGATATTCAATATTAAGCCTTTGGACTACAGATTTTGCATTTATCTTCAACGCAAAGCCTCCGCCCTGACTAACCTCACAAATACCCTTGAATAGATCAATGCATTCGATTACATTCCCTTTATTGTCAAAGAAAGCACGTCTTAAATTTAACGTAGCACCGTCTAAGCCACCATTATGGGCAACAGTCAGAACAGGAACACCACCAATTTGGTCGGACTGATTAGCGGTTATTGTAACGTTCAACTTATCAACGCTAACAGTACTGGTTGTAGAAATCTTTTCACGCACAATAATTGGCCCATCGCCCTTGTATGTGTTTCCTCCATAGCTAACATCAATGTCAGTATCGGCCCAGTAGTAAGAAATGCCACTTTTAAGCCTTAACTCATACAAGTCGCAAGATACAAATGTCTGTGAGTTGCTTAAATGAACGCTTAATGCCTCGCTAACTTGTTTCATTTATAATCACCTCACCGTAACCAATTTAAACGATTTAGACTTAAATACGTCTTTAAAAACGGCCTCGTCCGTATAATCACCACTGAACATGACTTTCCAATAGTAAATGTAATCAGCAGTAATAATAGCAGTAGGCGACACCCTAACACCTGCAGCCAATCTTATAACGCCTTTATCTGATACGGCATTAACTTGCGTACCATTAGCGTATAATTTTAGGTTCTCAATATGTGCTACTGGCTCCCTAAAATCACCATACAAGCGAACTGCTTGCCATTCAGATTGTGCACCAGTTCCAAGCCTTACGCCTTTCTCCTCATGGTCCTCGGGATCTAACCATAAGAACGGAACAGTACCACCCTTTACAGATGCATAAAAGCCCATAAGACGCTTATGTTCTTCTGGGCTTAGTACTGCGAATTCTGTTGTAATGGTATATTGAGGATATTGCCAAGTTGTCATAGTTCGTACTCGACCACTGCCAGAACGCTTTATTTTAGTGTCCCATTTTTGAGCCTTTGTAGACTTCCACGCAAGGGTTCTAATGTCCGGAAATTTCAATAAATCTGCCATTACCATGTACCCTCCGTAGCCACAAATTCCCTATTTTGATTAACTAAAAATTGTCGCAAAGAACGACCTGCCGAATTCTCTAACCAATCACCAAACGAATTGGCGTCCATAGCAGATACGTTGAACGTAATGCCACCGGTAGCACCACCACCGGCACGTGCTATGCCTGCACCCATTTCGTCGTATGTGCTTTCGCTTAAAGGTAATACGGCCTCTTTGTATTTACCCTCGCCAATTTCAGCATAAGTTGAGCCATAGGCCACACCACCGTTTGCCATTTTAGGTAAGTCTAATTTTGCGGATCCTAAAGATGCAAAACTTGTTGCACCATTAGCAAGGGAAAGCCCTGCTCCTGCGGTAGTATTAGCCGTCCACGCAGCCATGCCAGCCGCAGCACTAGCACCAAATGTTGCCATACTAACTTGTTGAGCCAATGCAGACCACGCCGGATATTGAGCGTTAGCCGCAGCAATACTGGTTGTAGTTTCTTGCGATTGCATCATTTTACCGAATATGGCTTTTTTAACCATCGCTGCTATCCAACTTGCAATAAAATCTGCAATAGTCTTTAAAATAGCTTTACCAATATTTTGAATGGCAGTCATTAAAGAGGTAGTGCCTTGAATAAGACCTGAAATGCCACTCTGCATACTATCTATACCGGCGTTTAAAGCGTCAATTAATAGTTGCTGTCCATTCCAATGAGCGTCGATTGTGGCTTGTTTCCACTCCTCCATGAGCTGTTTTTTGGCGTCGTAGTGCTGTTGCTCTGCAATATATTCATCACTCAACGCAGCTTGTAACGCATCGAAGTTCTGAGTTCGCATAGCCTCATCAATAGCATATTTCTCGTTAACTAGATCAGTATGTTGTTGTAACGCCTTTTTATTGAACTCATCTTGTGCCGCTAACAACTCCTCGTTTTTCATTTTTTCGTAGGAGATTTGTCCGTCAGCACTCATTTCGAATTCAATACCTCGTTGTTTTAACAGGTCAATATGATGTTGTTGCTCCATTTTGTCCATTTTCATGAACTTATCGACCATGTCTGCATAACGGTCCTCGATTTCATCTATGGCATTTTCATAATCATTTTTTAACTGCACGGCAGGAGATACATTCCCTGTACTATCCTTACTAGCGGTTTTAAACGCAAAATCTTGTTGCATATCACGAATTCCAGTTTCAATGGCACGCAGTTTTGTCATTTCCTCCTGTTTCGCCTTGATACGCTTTTCTGCATAAACTTCATCAAGTAATTTCAAGTCCTCGTGGTAATTTTCATTAGCGGTTTTTGACTTTTCAAGTTCTTCTCGCTCCTTTTTGTATTGAAGTTCGATTAACTCTACTTGATTGCCTTGCATTTCAAGGAAAGATTGCAAGATTTTTTCGTGAATTTGCTTAGCCTCTTTTGCTAGATCTTCACCCTTGCCACCTTTACCGCCACCGCCTTTGCCACCTTTACCACCGCCAGAAGTGTCGCCGCCTCCACCGCCTCCAACATTAAGGTCGCCACCTCCACCGGATAAGCCTGATGTGATTTGCCCCATAATATCACCGGCAGTATTGACGATACTTTGTGCAGTATCAGCTGAAATTGTATCTACTTGTTGAATAGCAGTAAACGTGCCCCCAAAGAACTTCGCAACCTTATCACCTACGCTATTAAGTTTAGCGATTAACCAGTTAAGGGCCTCAATAATCTTATTAACACCCCAAACGGCTGTATGTACGATAGTGGAAAATACTTCGCTTAGCGTTTCACTAAAACCACCTGCCGCAGCCCTAGAAAGACCAAACACAGCGACAAGTGTCATTAATGCACCTACAAATATAGGGATAGGGTTTGCCATCATGATTGCGTTAAGAATTGCTGTAGCACCACTCAATGCAAGTGTAGCCACCTTTGCCACACCCATCGCAACCGCACTAGCAATATTTGCAGTCCTAATAGCCATAATTACGGCTTGTGTAGTCATTGCAATGGCCCTAAAAGCACCAAACGCAAGACCTACCGCACCAATAGCACCGCCCAAGATTACACTTGCAGCAGTAGCCAAAGTTGTGCGAACAGTCAATAAAGCAAGCATTGTGTTATGACTTGCTATAATTGCTTTCTGTGCTAAAAACGCAGCACTCACACCAATAATAGCGGCAGTAATCAAAGGCATAGACGTAACAAACAACTGTACAAAGCTAGATACGATATTTTTAATGGTCGTGATAACCACGCTTAGGCCACTAAAAGCCCCCTTAATAATTGCTATAGATACTTGTGCAGCTGCAGCTACTACTTTAAAAGAAAACGCCAATTCGTTTAACACGCTCATAAATGCATCGGAACTTGTCATATTGCCCAGTTCCTCCATTACTGGTTGAAATGCTGCAATAAGATCATTCTGCAATTTAGTTCCTATATCTTGGAATGTCATAGGTATTGCTGCGAATTTTGCGTTTGTTTCTTCTGCACTATTGAATAACGCATTTTTGATAATGTCAGCAGTAATAAGACCTTGCGAGCTCATTTCTTTTAATTGCCCTACAGATAGCCCCATTTCTTGTGCGATACTTTGTGCCAACATCGGAGCGTTCTCCATAATAGAACGGAATTCGTCGCCCTGTAATTTACCTGCTGCCATTGCCTGTGTTAATTGGTACATAGCGGATGTAGTTTCTTGTGCACCTGCACTGGCAATTTTAAATTGCTTATTTAGTTGTTCAACAAAATAAATGGCCTCATCGTTGGAGGTGAAAGCGTCTTTTGCTAATAAATTTAGTTTTGCCACGCTATCAGCCATATCTAAAAAGCTACCACGTGAACGATTGGCGGCAGAAAATACCTTATCCATAATATCGGCGGTACTTTGACTGCCATCATTGATAAGATCAATACGAGCCCTTAATTGCGTTAATTGGTCCGTTGTCTTGACTGCACTAACGGCCATATCTTTTAACGCCCTACCGGCTGCCTCAATGCCCATCGCAGCACCAGCGAATGCAGCACCAGCTTTTGCAGCGTTCATAAGCCCCGGAATCTCAACCCCAAAGACCTTTTGAGCCTTATTTCTTACGCTATCAAGCGAATTAGAAATGCTTTTGCCTAGTGCTTGCTCAGCTTTCCTTGCTACTCTATCAAGTGCCTGTTCAGCACCATTAGACGAGCCAACAATTTTGACATTAATTTGACTTTCGGCCATATGCTATATCTCACCTCCCTCTTGTCTGAATTCTTCCATGAATAACTTTTCTTCGTTTTTGCGTTTAGCTAATGTCATTGGATGAAGTTGTTTCATAATATCCTCGACAGTCAGCTTTCGTTTGCCTGCGATATGTACATTTGTCATTAGGCACGCAAAATACGCTTGCTTACGGTCCTCTATCTCCGTTCTTAACTCATAACCCTCGGCAAGTTTGTAATATTCCATAGGGCTTAAATTCATGAATTCCCACGGCTTAAGATTAAGCGGACCATACGCCATGCGTTCGGCTTTCGTTATCCATACTTTAAAAGAGGGGGCGGTGTCGCCCCCTCTTAGTTTTTTGTTTCGTTTTCAGCCTCAACCTCGGAGCATGCTTGCTCATCGGCCTCATCTGGGAATAATGCGTAATATGCAGCTTTACCAAATACACCACTGCCAATAAGGGCTTGTACAATCAACTGTACAAGGTCGGCATATTGAACTGTGCCCTCGTCAAAGAGTTCTTGCAATTTATCTTGGTAATAGATGTAATCACGCTTTTTGCCGTGGTGTTTCATACCTACGACTAATGCAGTGATAAGCTGATTGAAAGTCATTGTGCCACTTTGTACCGCTTTAAAGATAGGCTCACCCCATAGCTGTTCCAACTCAGCAATACGACCAATGTTGAAATAGATAGTTTCGCCCATAGCGAATAGATCACAATTAATTTTTTTCATTATAAACACGCTCCTTGTTAATAGTTAATTAGGCTTTCTTCAATTCAGACAATGGACCTGCACCATTCAAGCTGCCTTTATATGTAGCCACATCATCGTGTGGAGTGCTTAAGGACAATTCTGTAATAGATGCATATCCTGTCATATAAGACTTGTCAGGATATTCGAATTTCAAATGAATTTTTTCATCGTTTAAGAATGCTTTTTCAAGCAATGCCAAACTTTCTTCGTTTGGCATTAAAAGCGTTTCAAGGTCGATAGACCATTCTTTCATACCCGGAATAGTAACTTTCCAACCGCCACTGTCTTTACTAGATGCGTCGATAGAGTCTGCCTTACGAGATACATCGCCACTACGTTGACCGCCCAAGATAAGCCATTCAGCATTCGTAGTTTCGTCAGTGCCTACATTTAAATAGATAAGATAATTCTTGCCGGCTGTAGGCATTGCGGTTTGAGCCGGTTTGTATAATTTTTTTGGTGTTGCAGCTGGTGCCATTAGAAAATACCTCCGTTAGTTTTCTCTTTTAAATCAATAAGGCGAACCATAAAGCGATATTGCGTACCAACTAAAGGTCGCACACTATCATGGTCGCCAACTTTACTTGTGCATACTAAATCTATAATCTGATAGCCAGTATTCTGTAATATACATGCAGTTTCGTCTAATTCACCACAACGTTTGCGTAGATCATTAATAATTGCCTCGAACCTATCTTCCAAGTTAGCTATTAATTCGTAGCCTACTTCTAAATCTGGGTTATCGTTTCTACCCCAAACCTCGATATATAGTTCTTGCTCCAATTCAGATTGAATGGAATTATCACCCCTCGTAGTTTCCCCACGAATAATCATGATAACGCCATTTTCATCGACTTTCGCCGCTTGTGGTCGCATAGCACCTAGCATGACATTAAATGCAGCACCGCTATTATCGATAGTAGATTTAATATGTTGCATTAATTCTAGCCACATATTACCCCCTATAGATTTCAACAGAACGATATCCCTTGTATTCTGTAGGGTTACCAGTAAGCTGCCCTGGTGTTATTCGCGATTCCAATAATTTAATACGAGCTTCATAGTATTCTAATTTTTTAGAATAGAAGTCATCCGTCGAACCATTGTTAGTATAACTTCCTGGTAAAGCATACGACTTATTAACGCAGACTTCTCGATAGATATATGCAAGGACTAATTCATCGATAGTAAAACTACGTATAACTTTATCCTTTGACACACCTAATCTATCCGCAAGTACATATAGCCATTGTTCTGCTTTGGATACAGCGGCCTCTGTTACCTCTTGCGTTAGCAATTCATCCCCTAATAGGCCGGCTATATCTTCAAAATTATATAGCATACAGTACTCCTTATATTTTAAAATTTAGCGTAATCTCATCTTTTACTAGCCCTTGTGCCACATCATCTAGTGCAATATCGGTATATCTGGAAAAAATACTAGTAATATTTGAGACATTATTTTGCAACGCTTCATACAAAAATGGATCTGGGGCAGTCCCAGGGTGAACCACTTTCCTAGCAAATATAAACCCATTACCGCCTTGTGGTACGAATCTCAATATCTTCTTAAAATGCGGCCGAATTACATGTGCTGGTGTCCCTGCATGTACGAAAGGGCCGTATTTAGCGACATCACTATCAATAAATACGACCCCTTGCATTCCACTATTAGAAATTCGATAATCAACAGCCTTTTCTAAATTCCCTGTTCTCGAGGTAAATCTATGTTTCTCCTGTGCAGTATCTCGAACTTCAATAGTACTCGCTTTTACTGCCTGACAAATACGCTTGTTGAAAATATCCTGGCTATTCACCGGTGCTTATTTTTTACTACCACCTTTACTGCCTTTTGTAGGCTTTTCAGGTGGTTCAGTATCTGCAGGTGGTTCAGTATCTGCAGGTGGTTCAGTATCTGCTGTTACGATTTCGTATCCATGGTCCGCAAACCACGCAATATGATTAGCATCTTCAGTAAATCCTTCACCATTAACAAAAGAAACATTGCCAGTTTGTCCTGTATAATCAGGCACTGGAGATTTTATAATCGGCATATTAGGCCTCCTTATTTAACTTTAATTTTGCGGAATACACCTGCAGCTTTAGATGCTTTTAATGCAACCGCGGCAACCATTTCGACCTCGCCTTTCTTTACAGCTCCGGAAGAGGTGAAGTCAGGGAGCCATAAGTTAACCACATTATCGCCCGCAAGAGATACGCCGTGGAAACCATCGAGGCCAAGGCGTGCGACATATAAAGAAGTTTCACCTTGACCATTAATACCTACTACAGGATCATTGCTACCAGCTTTGGTGCCAAGGTCAACTAATGGTGTAATGCCGTAATATTCAACTTGTTGTCCGAATTCATTTAATTGAGTAGAGTACATCGCAGAACGTCTAGCTACTGCTCGAATTTTAGCGATCAATTTAGAGTTGCCCATAATGGCAGATGGCGCACCATCCAAGCCTAAAAGGAATTCATCGAGTTGGTCTAAGAATGTCTTGTAGTTTGCATCAATAGCACCACTATCAGACAAATCGATAGCTGCTGTAGGTGTATATTCAGTAGAAGAACCTAAAAGCGCCTTGTCTAAACCATCAAATGCTTTAGCGTTGGTACCAGTATCGCCATTAATAACTGTGTCATTAAACAATGCAGTTGCAGCCTTAACCTTTTGCTCGATTTGTAATGTTACTTCATCAACAATACCACCCATTTTAGCGATTACACGGTCGATTTCAAAGGATCCGCCAAATACTTTCAAATCAACAGTATGACGTTTACGAGTTACACTTTGAGGTGTGTATTCAGCATTAATATCACGGAAATCTGCTGTTGGTTGTGTTAATAATCGAGTATAACTATAGGTTAAAGTACCGCCACCGCCAGTAGGAGATACAGCATCATCAAATGTTAAGTTTTCAAATAAAAAAGACGATTTACGGAATTCATCAATAACTCCCATTTGTAAATCGTCTTGTACGTTAAGTTTTGCTTCAGCTAATGTAATTGGCATTAGTTTATTCCTCCGTTATTAGAATTTATAAAATTTATTGGGTTTCAATAGCAGCCGCTACGGCCCCTTTTAAACCTACTGGCTTATTACCGCCAGAATTGTTGCTTCCTGCACCGCTTGTGCCTGAACCACTTCCGCGTTTTTGTACATCTTTAATTGCATAATCTTTACCTTTTAGCCATTCATCTACGCAATCGTCAACAGTTCCGCTAGTACCATCAGGCTTAATATATCCATAAGTACCATCTTCGTTGACTTTGATGTTACCAACAATCAGCTTTGAGAATTCTTTAGGATCCATAGCGTTACGCTTCGTCAAAGAATCAACCACGGCTGCAGAAATTTCAGACTGTACACGTTGTGCATCAGCATTTTCTCTTGCTTTACGCTCGGCCTCTACAGAATCCTCCAGGGTTTTAATTCGTTGCTGCATAGCTACAATACCCGCATCATCTTTAATCCCTGTAGAGGTGATTTTTTCTAGCTTGCCTTGCGCATCAGCAAGCTCACGGTCGGCGATTTCTTTTGCCGCTTTTGCTGCTTTCGCCTCATCATTCTTGGCATTAAATTGACTCTTGGAAACATAGTTTTCACCATAATCCTTAGTCACTGCCTCTGCCTGTTCCTCCGTTAACCCTAACTTAATTAGTTCCTCTTTTGTCATCTGTATGACCTCCTGTAAAATAAGCTTTCCCTCTTCGCTTTATTTTCGTGAGCCACACCTTACGACCGCGGTCTTGTTCTTTTACGCCTGCAATACTAAAAAGGCAAATAAAAAAGCACCTGCATAAGCAAGTGCTTGATTGATTAAGTTTTAAATTTCTCGTATTTCTACGATTTCACTGGCATACAATTCATATTCGCCAACATATATTGATGCTTCATCAGGCTCATTATTCACACCCGATGTAAACGAATCCAATTTGCCGGTAATAATGTCACCGTCAACGAATCTGACTGCTACATTTTCTGAACGAATCTCATTATAGCGTTTATAAAGTTGTTCTTCTGTCATTTTCGTTCACTTCCTTTTGGTACTATATGAATACCCTTTCCTGATACATGTACAGTTGCAAGGCTTGTTTTCTGCTTTGTTCCTCTACTTACATTTACATCATACCCAATATGAGGGGATATATCAACCATTATTTTATGATTCCAATCACCCTTCCGCGTAAATCTAATACCACCATTATAAACGGATTCTCGTATGGCCTTTATAACATCAGCATGAGGAATTTCATAGTTATAATAGCTTTTATTTTGAGTTTCATCGTAAAGCTTACCACCTTTTATATGCATGCTTTGCCGCATCACATAGCTGCTATTAAAGTATGGTGAGTTAATGTAATCAATAACACGATATCTAACATCATCTATTGTTTCAAACTCCCGACGTTTTGAAAGATCCTCAATATTAATTTTTCCATTTTTAATATAATCTTTCAACGACTCAATAACAGGAAGTCTGCTTTTGAATATAGTGCCATCCCATCCCCTAGCTTCCTCAGTCCATGATGCATGCCCATTCATTACTAAATTACGACCATTTACGCCTAAAATGCGCTCTTGCTCCCGCTTTGGTAACGACTTCAAGTACGCCAGCCCTCCGGCTTCTATATTGGGCTTGGCTGATGCAGTATCAATCATGCCTTCTATAATTGGCTTAATACGACATATACAATGCGGATGTGCAGGTAAATGAGGAAATTTATCTTTAGGGTAAATACCTTTTCCAAGTCCATACAAATCAGCATTTGCATATACATCACATATATCAACCACAGGATGTCGTGTACTCAATTTCCATTGAAATGCAACTACATCAGGATCATCCATATGTCTTGCAATCTCACCCTCTGCATATGCACGAGCCCTTTCAGTTCTAGCAATACGTTCAGCATGATAACGAGCCTTTTCTTGAGTGGCAACGTATACTGCACGACTAACAGATGCAGCATTGCCTTTTTCTATTGCTTCTATCAATTCAGTATAGGCAGCACGCATACCAGACGTAGTGCGTTGTTCTATCAGACTTCTAACACGTCGAAGTTGATACTTAACAGCTTTTCGTTCTGCTTCATTAGTAGGCAATGTAATATTTAGGCCATTAATCCGTTTTAAAAATTTAGGTAATTCGGCTTTATCAATAACCGTATCAGTCCCATAGCCATCAAATAATGCTCGTGCGGTCTCAATCGTACTATTTCCTTTAGACATAGCATCTTGAATCGTAGTAATAACTTCACGTTTTACGGTACCTGATGCATTATGTAGCCTATCAGATAAGTTTAATCCATCAGGTGCCCATGCCTTTTGCATTGCCTTTGAAATGGTTTGTAATTTATATGGCATGCCTGCGATTATTGCACTTTTAACTGCATCACTGGTTACACCTATGTCTACACCATATCCCCTAGCACACTCCTTAACCAACTCATTGATTAACGTGTCTTTCATTGCTTCCATTACAGGATATTTTTGATATGCTTCTTTAACAGCATATTTAGGCGTATGCCCTTCGTCTAATAATCGACGTACTTCGGCTTCAAACTCATCAATTATATCGCGTATGACACGTTCGGTATGCTTATTCATCTAGTCGCTCACTATTCTCATCCGGATTTTCTCCATTTGAATACATGTCATCTAATACTTCTTGCTGTGCAGTAGCTTCCACTTCTTTAACAATGGCATCATATACATTGCCGTCAATATTAGGCATATATCCATCAAGGATGCGTTTAAGCACTTCAACATAATATGTTTTAGATTTAAACCCTAAATCAAGAGCTTGTTGTCCTTGAGATAAGCAATCAGCTACATCATTAATGTCAAAGTCCCTTGGATATTCGCATTTATAATTCAACTGCTCGCCAGTCCACAATTCATATAATGCAATAATGGCTTTCTCTGCATTTTCACACTGTACAGCGAAGTTTGCTAGTCGTTGATTTGTTCTTTTGAATGCCACTGCTTAGCGACCCCTGATTTTTCCTGCTGAACCCCTACTACAGAATCAACACCACCTATGCGGTACATTTCTTTAATCTCAGCTTCCTTTTCTTGCATGATGATCTGTGCTGGACCATTATCTGGAGCAATAAAAGCTGGGGGATGACTAGCCTCTGATGGATATAGTAGTACATTGTTAACGCCCAAGGTTAAATCTTCTATACCTTCATCGGATGGCATGGTTAAAGTAGAAAATGTTTGAGAGTTCAAAATCTGTGTCAATAAACTATCTAGATGATAAACTCTATAGTTCTTTTGTGCTAACGAATAGAACTCTGGATGCGGTAATATAGTTGTTTTCTTAGTGCTACGGCCAAACCATTGCACTACAGGGACACGTCCTAACCCATGTTCACCTTCATTAATAATGCCTCGCCCTTTATCACGAATAGTCCATTTTGTATCTGTCCATTCATAATATACTGTTGAACTACCTCCATTATCATCAGTAATAATCGTTCTATATTCGAATCTAATTATTCGACCTTTGTCATCCAGTTTCCAACCAGTCACATCACTAGGTTCAACTGAAGTTAAATACGGTAACCGTCTATCACGTACATTATCAGCCAAACTTTCACCAAATTCTGCTTCATTGTTAACAATGACATACACAACACCATACATTTTGGCGATCACAGCTTGTTGCTGAATGTATTCTTGTAATGATGTACCTAATCGATCGGCATCTGTTAAAAACACTTTGAATTTAGCCGTTTCTTTATACTCTCTTCGAATTTCATCATTAAAGATAGGATCTACATTCGCATTAATAATCGCTGCTGTATGATTAGAATAGCTTGATAACTTTTTACGGAAATTATAATTGTCTATGCTTTCTCTTGGATGCTGTTTTAAACCACGACCTAAAGAGAATAATCCGGACCCATAGTACGCATCATGTAATAACTGGTATGCATACTTCTGTTCGTTTGTAATAAACATATAATGAAGTTCCTCCTAATAAATATCAGAATTGATGGATTTAATAACAGGCGCATTCAAACGTTCAACAACGCCTGTCGTTGCGTCTTGAGCATCATCATGTGCATTCTTGTTTTTTCGTTGATACTTATACATTGATGTATAGTATTCTGGCCAGCGGTCTCTAAAGTTAACTGGGAATAAAACATAATCCATAACTTGTGTAGAATTCGATAATATCCTAGCCTCCTTATTTTTGCTTTGGTGGAATGCTGTAATCTTTGTTCGATTATCTGGATACTTCTCTTTTAATATTCGTTTAACATTACGAGCAAAACCACGTCCGCCATTATTAGATTCTATATCTGCAATATTGACATGGTTTTTATGTAATAAGTCTGCCGTAGATTCTTCTGTGACCTCCATAGGGGCATCAGTAAATAATACATCAAGCACATATGCATAGTCTTTATATACGCCATAAGCAATAGCACATAAATAGTCTTCCCCAGTGTCCGCAGAATCGACATATGCCTTTATTGTAGTAAACAAAGGATATCCTTTATCATCTTTAGGAATATCATCATAAGTGCTGAAATATGTATATAACCTACCTTTTATATCAATAGGTAATTGCTGGTAATTGGCAGATGCAATGTCTTCGCCCATTGCCCTGCACTTCTCTTGGTAGCTTTCATAAGACAATACATCATCGCACAACATAGTACCATCGTCTTGCAAGGCTTTCATGGTTATTACCTTGGCTTTATCTCCAAAGTGTTCGATGGCCCTACCGGCTAGATCATCACTAGCCCAACGAGTCATGATTATGATTATCTTTCCGCCTTCCTCTAAACGTGAAAGCATGGTATTAGTGAACCAGTCCCAATGCTTGGCTTTTGTATTTTCGTTGTAAGCCTCTTCGGCGTTCTTGATAATATCATCAATGATAAGAATAGACGCACCAAAACCTGTAGCAGTACCGCTTGGAGATGTAGCTAGGTAAGAATTATAACCGCCCTCTAACGACCACATATCCATGGAGGCATCGCCACGTTTAATACGCACGTTAGGGAATATGTCTGTATATACAACTCTGTTTGCGTCTGCCTTTACTTCCTGAATATCATTGCGGACATTCTTTGCAAAGGTAGTGGATAGAGTCGTATTATACGAACCAGTCATAATCTTTTCTACAGGGTTTTTGCCTAATATCCATTTAACTGCCATCTGAGCTGTGCGGCTTTTACCGTGCCGAGGTGGCATATTCATTATTAGAACTTTTGCGTCCGGATCTTCATAGAACTCTTGCAACGTATCGCACAATTCGACTAGGTAGTCTCTGTCCTTCCTATAAAAGTCTGGTGCTTGCAAGTGGCAATAATAAAAAAACTCACGCCTAGCCAATTCATATTTGAATTGCTGCATGAGTTCCGGTGTGAGTTTCATATCCTCACCCCTCTTTATCGATTAGCTTTTTAAGTTCCTCTGTTGTTACACCTTCAAGAGGATTGCTTTGAACAGTTGTATTGACTTCCATTTCAGTTTTATCAGTCTGTCCAAGAAATTGCTTGCCAAGAAATATTGCCATTGCTGCAGATCTATCGGCCAGCTTCCACTGTTTTCGTCGTAAGCTAATCTTTCCTGCACTTCTCTTTTCGCGGAAAATGTCGGAAAAAGTCTTTCCATACGTACGTTTGCACCATGCATTTAAGGTCTTATCAGAAACGTTTAAAACGAGAGTGATTTCCTCTTGTGTGGCTTGAATCTGACACATTGCTTCAAACTGACTCTGATTTATCACTTTTTTCGGTCGCCCCATTTTAGCCACTATCTCACCCCCTAGCTACTTCAGAACCCCTTTATTTTGTTTATACTTTCCGCATTCCTTATGTACCTTTGCGGTGTTTGTCTTTACTAACGAATGTGATGGTGCATACGATTTGCACATGTGATCAATATGAATTCCATTAGCCTTGCACCAACCTTTCACATTATTAAGACACCGTCTCTTTTCACAATACACATCAGTCAATCGCATTCACCTCACTTACTCAAATTCGTATGCAAAAAGACCACCTAACCATATAGATTAAGTGGTCTTTCGCTTTTGTGTTCTAGGTATTCACTGTGTCGTTGAGAGAGATAGTATTTGTTTCCCTATTAACTCACACTATCATTATAGATTGTCAAGAATGACATGTCCACGACAGTTTTATGACAATTTCGTGTTTAGTCCAATTACACCCCATAAGAGTACTGATAGCTCTTCAATACCTCTAGCGATGTACCTATGAATGGTTCGTACATCAGGCTTTTCAGGAAATGATTCAGCAATCTCTTCTAAGGTTTCTCCATCAATATAATACCTGCGCATGCATTCGCAATATTTGAATTGCTTGCCGCTACACTTCTCAGCATAGATATCGAGCATGTTATTTACATGTCGCATCATCAATGCTGTTTTTTCTTTAGATTTAACAATCGCATTCACTTTCACAACGCTTTTATCGTCAAACATATCAATCAACAGTTCATTGAGCCATATATCCTCGGCTTGTGTCGAATCCGTGATAGCATTGTCTACGTATGACTGTAACTGACTATAATGCTTAAGCAGCTTGATCGTGTTGTGTCGAAGTTTACGACCTAACTGTGCATTTTCTTGCTTGGCTAATTCATAGTACGTTTTAGTAGCCACCTCAGTAGCCAACCTAGTAATTTTTTCAATTTCGCATTCATTCAAATGCATCTCCCCCCTTTACGCTTTATTTTAGTCCGTATTGTGTTTTATTCCAGCTTCATAAAGATTCACTCATTAACGCATTAAAACGTTCTTATGCATATGAAATTTTGTTTTTTATGGCTATTAGCGACTATAGGAATATACTCATATGTTCTGTGATATGCACAATCACAAAATCATCATCGTCATTTACAATCTCATCAGCCATAGTCCCGATGAATTTCCTATTATCGTTTTCTAGCACTCCTGCAGCTTGTAGTCCATCAAGAATAAATTTCTTAGCAAAAGCTACATTATCAGGATCATGCCTGGTTGATGAGTGCCATTCAAATAATAGGTCTACTTTACCCTTAACTGATTCTATCTGTTGTGATAGACATTGTTCTTTGACTTGCTCGGTGCATTTCTTTTTCATAGCGGCGGCTGCTATAGTCGAACCACGCTCACAGTCAATATACTCATTTAAGGTTATGGGATTTCTTTCTAAACCTAAACTGACATCGCAGAAGAATCTTCATCGGTGTGACTCTCCATTGAATATAGCCTCTTCATATTCTCCACGTAAGCGGTCGTATATTCGTTGACTATAATTTTCTTCAGTCCAGGTCTCACTATAATTCGTCGTAAGAATTATAGGCTTCATTCGGTTGTAGCGATCAATAATAACGCTTTCAACCTTAGATGCTACCCAGTCAGACTTCGAATACTCTGCCCCGAAATCATCAAGCAATAACAAGGGAATATTTCTAAGTTTTTGCTCATAGCTTAGATAGGCTACATTATCGCCCTTAGATAACGTAAGCATATTATCTAGTAGATTTGGCATTGAAATCATAAGGCATCCTCTGCCTAATTTCATGGCCTCTTTTAGAAGGCTAACTGCAATAGATGTCTTTCCCGTGCCAGCTGGTCCCCTTAATATAAGTCCCTTGCCAGACTCAAGATTTTCCTTTAGGTTATGAGAGTACTCCTTAACCACAGCATAGGCTTCAGTATTTTCTTTCGGGAAACTACCATGCTTGCGTAACCATTCAAAATCCATATCGTAATACCGTTTAGGAATTCCAACTGTAGCATAGGTAGTATTAACATTAGTTTGAATGACTACTGGTTTATCATAAATTGGATAAAAGAACTCATTTTTTACCGTGTACTCTTTCATATTCCGCTTGCCAGTCAACTTGCTCGTCTTTTCTCGAAGAGCCTCTATTGCTGCTGTTACGTTTAGTGGTTCCAAAATCTTTATTCACCTCCTTTTTTAAATTCCCTGCTGTAACCGTTTCAACATACTTGATACTATTACCCCCATTATCGGCTGTGGTATTAATAGCAACAATGACTCGTTCTTTGCCATATGATTCAACTAGATCATCTAACCGCTCTTTAATAACAGGTGATATATCTCCGATTGACTTCATATACAATTCGTAAATAGGTTTATTTTTTACTTCATCATCGTCAAACATAGATAGAGGATTTTCATCTTCACGCGCGCGCGTATCTCTCTCTATATTATTTTCTTTTATTTTCTTTTCTTTTATTAGTTCGTTTTGCTCAACATGTGTTCCTTTTTGTTGAACACGTGTTCGTTTTTGTTCGTTTTTACGTCTAGCCTCTCCGCTCTTAATGCCTGCGAGCCTACGTTTTTCGCGGAGTTCTTCGTTTTTAACTTTCCGAAATTCAAGGCGCCGTGTTAAGCTCGGAGACCAAAAATATTCATCATCACAAGCTAATAATTCATAGTCTGAAATCAATGAATTTACGAACAAAAATGAACACATTGAACATAACTCATTTTGTTCAAACACATGTTAAATTTTCTTTGTTTTTTACTCCTAACTCATTATCAAGAGCAAGGAATGTATATCTTTTTAATGGTAGTTTGTAATCTTCATATGATGCTAGCTTTTCAAGAATAATCCACCACCATGCATACGCGATCATTCCATATTCAGATATCATGGCCACTATCTTGGGGTCACTGCTCGCTGTAACATCATGGCTAAAATAATAGGATTGGTCTTTTGCCATAAATCATCATTCCTCATCTATAAACAAACTATCCTGGGCTCGTTTCCCCATGATAAACTTTACACATTCCTCAATTAAAGCTTGAACAGAGATACTAAATGTAGCATCTGCGTATTCAACGCTTAACCAGTCTGTTTTAAATTTAAATGAATTGTGCGTCCCCTCGTCACCAATAGTTCCCTCCACACTCACCTTATCAACTATATCTTCATCGTAAGCATCACATTTAAACCTAAATGTATTTACTAAAAACGGGATTTGAAATTTATCTAAGAATTCAAAATTCTTTTTAACGATAGATTGTAAGTTGCTGAATGCATGAAGTAATTCAGGGCGTGGATCATCTTTAGATTTAAGCGTTAATACATCGGTAAATCCAGTTGTAGACGGCTTTTGAAATGCGATACTAATGTCAGCATCTTTTATTTGAATTGATTTAATAATCATATTGGGCTCCTTTCTTGTTCTACGATTACTAATTTACCGGTAGCAGACTGAACAGCTTGCTTAAATGCTGCAGCATTAGAATTACCATCTGATAAATGTAGTAGTCGTATATCTTGGCACTTAGTAAGATCCATAGACTTTAGAAATTTAATAACATTCTCTAACGAAAAATGGGATTGAATTAATCGTTCCATTCGTTTTTCATCCAGGTAACCGGCTTCTACATGCTGATTTAGAATTTCATAGGAATGATTACATTCAACCATGATATGATCAACATCTTTAAACGTATATCGGCAGTAATAGGTGTCGGTAATATATAACAGCTTCTCTTCACCGTCAGAAATCAAAAATCCAACATTAGGAACGTCGTGTTCTAATTCAAAAGGTAGAATACTAAAATTACCTATCGTAAATTGAACCTTAGGCGTAATATAGATGGCTTTATGATGCCCAGCTACATATAATGCATCTGCAGTGTCTTTTAACATGTATACACGATGGCCAATCTTTAATAGATCATTTACGGCCTTGCTATGGTCTCCGTGTTGATGTGTCACTAATGCGCCGCATAGATGTAAGAAATTAAAACGGCAATACCGTTGAATTTCTTTAAAGGATAACCCTGCATCCAGTAGCAGTTCATCACCATTTGTTGAGGTTTTTATTCGGTAGCAATTCCCTTTGGAGCTGCTACCGAATGCTTGAATACTAATCACAATTAATCACCAAACATACTTACTGCTTCGCCAGTTTCAGGATTAACGAACTCACTGGCAGGGTCAGGATCGATGTCAAGGGCTTCGGAATTTGCATTATTAGCGATTGTTTCTGCTACATCTGATTGAACATCGATGGTTTCACCTTCGAAGTCAGGGGTGAGCTCGCCGTTATTATCACGAATGACGGCTCCATCTACAGAGATTGCATTAGCCATGTTCTGCATTTCGACTGATAGAATGCCATATTTACTTAACAAACGTTTGAGTACTGTTTTGATGGCCATTGCGTCAAAGTCAGTTTTCCAAAGACCAAAGCCCCTTTTGTATGTTTGGGAATACTTTATAGCGTGGGCTTCAGCATCTTCTTTAGACATATATAAATACTTTTCAAAGCCATTAATGAGTTTGAAATAAGCGATGTAGCCGACTACATTATCACCAGTTCGCTCGCCTAATTCGAATTCGCCTGTGAGTTTGTTATGGTGTTTAATTTCACCTTCGTAGATTTCACTAGCATTAATAGTCTTATATTGACCTGTGCGCATGGCCAACTGGATATACCCTTTGTATCCCATTTGAAATTGAGCTTCATTAATTTTCTTTTTACTGTTGTAGAAAGGAACAATATAGGCAAACCCCAAGTTTTGATTAATCGGAAGATCCAAAGTGGCTGCCATCACGCCTGCAGTAATAACTGTAGTAGGGTCAGCTTTAGATAGAAGCTCATTATTGTTAGATACAGAAATCAAGCTGGACACAAAGGCCGCTGATTTTTTACCCAAGATTTCATTAAAACGTTTCTTTACCGACTCGCTAGACACCAGAGTTTTAAGCGATGGTGTTTGAGTTTGTGCTTTTGTTACTTCACCCATTATGTACCTCCTATGCTACGTCTTCACATACAGCGTGGATGTTTAATTTAGTTAAGATGCTATGAATTTCTAAGCGGCCTTTTTGTGTCCACTTAGTCGTGATTTTTGAATCTAAGCGACCATCACTTCTGCAGAATGTAAAAGTTTCTGATTTAGTAAAACCTTTAGCCATATGTTGCTTGTACAGAATCCATTGATCACCGACCTTACGTTGTAGACCAGCTTCATGCAAAATTTTATTTAACTCTTGAGCACTAAGGCCATAGTCAGCTGCGATTTGAGTAATCGCTAAACAGGATTTACTTGAGAGAATTTTATCTACGTAATCCTTAACCGGTTTAAACTCCGCAATCTGCTGTTCTTGTTGTGCTACAATGGCTTTCGTTGCATTATGTGATTCTACCTCATCGGCATATGCTCTAAGAGCTTCAGGCAATGTCTTTGGAATAGTTAAAGAATATAATCCCGTCTTGCGGAGTTCAGGAAGCACTTCGCTAGTAACCCACCGCTTAAATTGTTTTGCATTCGTAAGCTTAGAGCCAAACACTAAAGCATATACTCCGGATTCATTTATTACAGTCATATTTCGAGCTTGACCTGAGGTGGTGATTCGCCATGTCAGCTTATCCTCCTCATCAACATGTGCTTTTAATGCGTTGACAGTATCTTTATATCCCAACGCTTCGGCAATATCTTTGCCGGCAAAGTAAATGTCATCATCTTTAATCACAGTTCGAATTTCACCAAATTCTGAATTATTAAATACTTTCATTATTTCGTTCATACTTACACCTCCTTAACCACCAATTGTGGTTCTGATTCATCAACGATCAACTTAATCGTTTGACTATTAACTGGAACGAATTCAGTTACTGCTTCTGCATTATCGATGAATACCGGAGCATTCACTTTGTAATAACTTGTTAATGCATTAATGATATCTAACCCTACATTAATGCGTGCTGCGTTATTCATGCTCCGATATGGAACTCCTTTATAGGTAGTTTCACAACATTCTTCTACATTGCCATTCAACATAACATTAAACATTTTGAACCGAGCTAATTTAAATCTTGAATTAATGTTTTCTTCCAGCATATTAACCTTTGCTTTAATGAATTCATCCATTAAGAAGGCCGCTTCATCAAGTGCGTTCTTTTCTGCTACTAATTTTTGTTGTTGATTTTCTAACTCAAGGATTCGATGATTAATATCATCAATAAGCTTAAATTTATTTAACTCAGTCTCAAGGCCTGCTTTTTTAGATTTCATAGAGCTCAGTTCTTCGTCAAGTTTAGCAAGTTCTTCGGCTTCAGCACCTGGTTCATCGTCAATTTCTAGCAAGAATAATTGAGCCTTCAAATCAGTATAGACTGGATCGTCTTCAACATTGGGTTCGGAGTACGCCTCATATTCTTTAAACTCAACATTGTAAGCATCACTATATTGAGATACCTCAGTAGTTAAGCTATCAATCTTTGAGGACATAATTTCTTGTTGCTCTTCATAGTTTGCTTTAAGCTTCACTGCACTTTCAATAAGCCCTTTCCACTCCTCAAGCTTTTTAGATTTATTGGTGTTAAACTCTGCCTCGAGTGCCGCTTGCTTGTCAGCCGGTAGCGCTTGGCCACAAGTAGGGCAAGATTCTTTATTGAATTGTTGTGCGTTAAACGTATCAAATTCAGATTGTAAGGTTGCAATGCGTTTAGACTCACGCTCAATTTCTTTGTTAAGTTCGTCTCGCCTATCAGCACATCTATCTCTGTCTACTTCTACCATTTTTAGTTTGGTTAAAGAGGCTTCATATTCATCGCGCAAGCGTTGTTTTTGTTTATGATAGTCGGATAGTATTTTAGAGCTTTGAACCTCTAACTGGCGTTTAATATCACGGATTTTAGATTCCTTTTCAGTAAAACTAAACCCGTTTTGAATAATTGCCTTTTGCTTTTCAACTTCATCTATACCAGCGGATAAAGTTTCAATATCACGAATGAGTTTTTCTTTATCAGATACAGTTTCAGGTTTATTACGCACAGCTTCATCAATACGAATAGGAATCATATCCAGTTCTTTATTGATAGCAGTCTTCTTTGCTGCGACCACCTTACGATGATCATCTACTGTTCTTCCCTCTAACAGTTCAGCCAATCGTCTTAAATCATCATGGCTATTAATTACACTAATATCATCGATATCACCGCACATCTCAAGCAATAATTTGCGACGATTTTGCCAAGAATACGTTTCATTAAAATACAATGGATTTGTGATTAATTTAAAGATACTTTCATCGATAAGAGTGTTTACAATTTCTTTATACTCTTTTTCTTTTTTAGGCACCCCATCGACAAAGTAATCTGTTGTATGACCTGTGAGAGTTATATCGCCACCACGAGGGGATGAATACTTTTCACGATACACACGTTTGAGTTCAACTGTGCCCCCTTCATCCAAAGTAAAGGTAGCTGTTACTTCATGATTGACTTTATGAATGGGTTCTCCGCCATCTAATGTTTTGATTTCAAAATCAGCTCTATCTAGGCTATCTTTGCCAAATAGCAACCAACACACGGAGTCAAATACAGTCGTTTTACCAGTAGCATTATCGCCACGGATTACGACATCGCCATTAAGATTTATGGTAAAGGATTTTAGTCCTTTAAAATTTAGTAATTCTAATTTTGTGAGTTTCATAGTGTTCTCCTATACAACAATGGCATCCACATCAATGGTATGCGGTTCAATCTTTAATTGATTAGCCCATTGCATGACCGTCGAATTAATCCGAGAATTCTTTTTAAGCTTTTCATTAGCAAAGAGTTTCGCCTGCACTAAGTCGAATATTTGACGGCCTTTCTTTTTGCCTTTATTTGCCAATTCTAGGCAAGCAACTGGCTTCATAGAATCGTCGGTAACTAACACTATTGCCGTAGTTCCTTTCATGACTCTATCCCGGTATGAGCCAACACAATTTTTTAACCGTTTACCAGCAGTCATTAAATCTGCTGCAGTTCTTGGGACCATAAAATGCATTCCGTTTACATCCGCTTGTAATTGAGGAACCTCCGGAAGCATTACGTCGCCGTACTCTTGCTTATTGAAGATTTTGATAACTTCATCATGAAAGTTCTTCAGTTTGAATCGTTTTGTCCATAATACATCTTGGTATTTTGCATCGAGCTTTGTGTACATATCTACACAATCTTCGATATCACGAATGTCTTCGGATAACATCCAGCGCAATACAGCTGGCTCACCACATCGCTTAATTAGCTCCTGCCACATGTCCTTAGAACGAGGTGTATTTAACTTCATTGCCTTACGAAAATCGTTAGCGTTATGAAGCTTACCTGTATATGGACATGCACTTTCATAGCTTCGTTGTAGTGTGAGGATAGTACGTCTACAATTTTCATCACTGAAAAGATTCAGAACATCAGACATATATACGCTTAATGGATCATTAACCATACACTTCCGCAAGGCTCTACTATTGGGAGCTTTATATGATTGTCTAAGTGCTTCTTGAAAGTTCATACCTTTTCTTGTAACCGCCAATACATTGTCTTCAAACGGAATATTTGTATATCGATATAAGCAGTAAGCATTAGTCCAATACACATATTGTTTCATTAAGCTAACAATGCTAGGCATATCCGGTGCCGATAATTTTAAAATCATATTAAGCAGCATCGTAAAATGATAGCCGTTGTCTTCAGTGGCACCAGGAGCTACATATACATCCTTAGTGCCATACCCATATGTTTCCTTTAATCGTTTTTCAAACATAGACCTTAATGCTTTGAATGTTTTGTTTAAAAATTTTCTGTTAAAGTCTGTCATTGCATATGAATCACCAAAGAATTTAAGTACAGGCATAATCTCATTTTCACGAATGTAATCAACAGTCAACTCATAACGGATTCTAAATCTATCAATGAAGATAGCCTTACGTTTCTTAAAGTCAAATCGCAACGTTTCCGTACACATTCCGTGGTCGTTTTTTCTACCGTCAAAGAAAAGCTGTATGCCTTGGTATCTAATTTTTAAATCTAAGAAGTGTTTGTAATTAATAACCTCCACATAAGCGGTCACAGGATATACTTTCTCATCACTAATGGAATAGTAAATTTTATGATCACAAGGATTGGAAGATGTTTGGCAGTTTGGGCAGGTATAGTATTTGGCTCCAGTAACGTATCCATTATGATATGAATATTTACGCTGCCAGCTACCCCCAAACGTAAACCCACAGTCAATATGATGGACAGTTGTGTATTCTGCTCCATAAGGAGCCTCTAGAATTACGCTATCGAACATTTTGTGAATATAGGTACTGGATACAATCTCCACAGTGAATACCTCCTTTTAGTCGCCGAACATAGCGAATAAGTCCGCATCTTCTTCTGTCACAGGGGCAATCACTTCTTCAGCCTCTTTAACAACAGGTACAGGAGGCTCGCTTGATTTAGCCTTACGCTTACGTTTAGGTTTTTCTTCTTTCGGAGTACCTTCAGATTTTTCTTTAGGTGTATCTGTCTTAGGTGGCTCTACTACATCAAAAGCTTTTACAATGGCATTAGAGGCTTTCATAACATTTTCGGTATATGCAATGCCTGCTTCGTATTCTTCCGTATTATCAGGATCAAGTTCAATTGCCTTATGCAATGCGTCTAGCGACTTTTTACATATGTCCGCTTGAGCTTTAAATTGTTGCTTAGCCATATTATTCCTCCCCTGCCATTACTGTTTTCAAATCAGTGATGATATCATCAGTTAATAAATTACTAGTAATTTTTTCAGTAATGCCGTATTTTTTAAAGACAGTAAGAACTTTCCCTGCACGAACCATATCTTCCCCCATCCAAACCTTCATTTCTCGGAAAAATGCTTTTTTATCTATCGGTTCAGCAGTTACATCTAATGCTGCATCCTGTTCCGGTGTTTCTGTTGTAGTTGATTCGTCAGTCGGTGTTTCAATAGGAGCAGTTTCTGCTACAGGTTCTTCTACCTGTTCAACCTTTTCTTCTTTTTTATCTGTTACTAACTTACCTTCAAAATCTGTTACAGGAACATCCTTTTGCGCTGGTTCAACTTCAACAGGTTCAGGCTGTTGTTTTGTATCTACTTTTTTTGCAACTTCAGACGCCACTACTTCAATATCGATAGTCTCGCCAACCGTTACTGTAGGCGCTTCAACATTAGAGCAATTACCGCAGCATTGGTGATTTAATCGTTCGTTCCAGTCTGCTACTTGCACTGCTAAATCGTCCAATGTGTTGAATTTAATAGTTAAGATATTTTGATTTTCCATGATAGTTTCTCCTTTAAAATTTGAATAATAACTCGCCATCAACTAGCGTTCCAGTTACCATCTTGGGAATGCCAAGTTCTTTAAGCTTTTTGATTACGTGACTACTTTTAGTAATATAAATAGTGTTTTGTTCAATTTGCTTTGCTGTTGGTTTAAAAATATGAGATTCTGTTTTTAACGCAGGGGATACACAAATCGCTTTATTGTGAACGTCTATACCAACTCTAAAATATTCAGGACCTTTTAACTTTCTATAAGCAGCTAATGAAAGCTTGATATAACTATTAGTTACAACAATTGCTACTGTATCTGCTTTATGATGCTTTCCTTTATTATCTGCAAAAAAACTGAAGTCAAATGTATTTACAGATGGCAATGATTTTTTAGATTTTATTTCAGGCATATTAGCTCCTCTTAAAACTTAAATATTAGCTTTTTGGAATCACCTTCGATGATCACGTCCCCACTAATATTTTTAGTAATACCTAATTCTGTTAACTCTTTTAATACAACTCTCGCCCTTGAGATAATGATTTTAGATTTTTGTAAAGCAGCTTTAGGTGGATAAATAGCTGCTTCATTATTCTTTTCTAAAACAGGATATACATGAATTTCACGAGCTAATGTATCAATCCCAACTCGCAAGCCTTCAGGTCTACCAATTGCGTTATATGCGTCTACACTTAATCCGCAAGCTGAGCCCCATACGTTAAATCGCACTTTAGGGGGCACACGCCCAGAGCGGCTAAAAAAATTAAAGTCTATATTTTTATTAACAGTTGGCATGATTACCTCCTTGTGTGTTACAATTTAACTGGTTAATTTAATAGTGGGTTGTACTTGTTCCGGCAAGTGCAGCCCTTTTTCTTTGTTTTGCCCTCATTCGTAAATGAGAAGTATGGCAGTCCTTACATACTGTAACCACCTTTCCAATAGCAGTATTGTAAAGATTGTAGGTAATATTCGGAGTAAGTTTGTACCCGCAGTGATAACATCGTTTTACCATTTCACTAACATCTCCCCTGTAATCCACCAGTAGAAAATACCTACTACTAGATATAAGAAACACGATCCGACAATAAAGCCCTCTATAATATCAGCTAACTGTGGAGCCATAGCAGCACGTCTAAGCTCCCGTTTTTCTTTATATGTCATCGTACTCATCTTGGTTTTCACCTCCTCTTTCCCCTACCTTCATAGATGGGAAATCAAAATCTTTAACCCATTATTCATCGTCCTCCACAATTTGCTCAACTACGATATCATCAACAGTAACGCTAATGCGGAATCCTTGTGCTCCGTAAGCACTCATCATGGTTTGCAAGCTATAGATAGCGTTCATAACATCCCCACTGATTTGATTTAAGAGGCGATCTGATTCGATTGCTTTTAAATGTGCAGCCATTGCTGTTTTGTTTACTGGAATTTCAGTCATAGTTAAAGTCTCCTTTATAACATCATCATTGATAAAATAGATGCTACTGTAGCTGCAGCTAAACTTAAATGCATTCCTGCATCAATCCATGTCATGATTAATTCCTCCTAGTGAATATTTGCAGCTTTAAATTCTGCATCGATAATTTTTATATCCCAACCTAGATTGTGCATTAGATAAGTCTTAAAACCTTCCTTATCTATTACAAAGGCTCTTGATTTCTTGCCTGGTGACTGCCATGCATAGGCAAATGGGAATTTGTCCCTAGCGATACATTCTCGTACCGCAGTTAGTGTCCATCCGAGAACAGTGGCCATTTGGGATACGGCGATTGTCTTTCTAACCATAGTTACACCTCCTCTCTATTGCCATTATCTTTTGTTAGTGGCTTTTACTTCTTTCACTTAATTTCTGATATAATTACCTCAAAAGGGAGGTATTAATTATGATTAATTACACTGATTTTTTCTTAGGCCTTTTTACGGCGTCGTTTGCATCTGCACTAGGTGCGTATCTGAATCACTTAACAAATGTTAGTAGACTGAAAAAAGAACGGGAAAAATACAATAAGGCGTTATTGCTTATGTTCATTCGATGCATTGATAATTGTGCAAGATTCATAATGACGACTGGCGTCTATTCTGCATTTTCAGAATGGGACTATTCTTTATGGCCCGAAATACGTGTTGAAATTGCTAAAGCATATCCTACAGAATTTATTAAATTCACACTCCTTATCGAGAAAATGTCTGTTGTAAAAGATCACTCGGACGTCGAATTTTTACGCGAAGAAGCTCAACGGCTTAAGGCTCACGTCCAGCAACTACAATAATCAAAATTCCTGTCAGCACGAGCCCTATAATATATCCGATGACAAACTCCATATTTTCACCCCCTATCTATTGCCACTAACTTTGTTGGTGGCTTTTACTTTTTTACCGTTGCGTTATCTTTCAAATACGCTATTACATCAGTCATAATATTTTCCACATTAGTGATCGTTAATCCATGTGCTATTGCTATGGAAATCATTGCGTCTACTATGCTCTGGTGCGTTGCTTTTGTAATGAGTTTTACTATTTTCATAATTTCTCTTTCTTTTAAGTCGCATATTATGCGACAACATTAGCAAAAAAAATTTCATTAATATCACTATAAGTTAGAGCTAAAGCTTTAGCAATTTTATCAACATCACTAACGGTAAAAGCCTCGCCCGACTTATTAAACTTCCTATATACTGTTGATTTATCAACGTTCAAGATATTTGCTAAGTCTGCTATGGATACATCCCTTTCAACTAATTTAGCCTTTAACTTTCTAATATTCATAAATTTCACCTCCTTATAAGTCGCTTATATGCGACACCTTGTGATTTGATATTACTCTATCGCAAGACACATGTCAACAACTATTTTCGCATTTTGTGCGATTTTATAAATATTTTAAAGAAATTTGTTGCATTTTTGCGAATTGTATTGTATTATGTAATCAACTAGAAAGTGAGGAATCTTATGAGAATCGGAGAACGTATAAAACAAAGAAGATTAGAGTTAGGGTATACAGCTGATATGTTAGCTAAAATGCTAAATAAAAATAGGGCTACTATATATAGATATGAAAATGGTGATATAGAGAATATGCCAATTGATGTTCTTGAACCATTAGCTAAAGCTCTTAATACTACGCCTGCATATTTAATGGGTTGGAAGGATTCTGACCAATCAGTAGAGCAAAAGTCTACAGACGGCTACTACACCGACCCAGAAGCAGCCGAATTCGCGGAATACCTACGCACACGTCCAGGGGCTCGTATGCTCTTTTCTGCCGCTAAAGATATAAGTAAGGAGGATTTAGAAAAAGCTGTTGAATATATTGAGCTTTTAAAACTAAAACATAAATAAGTTCGTTCTTTTACAATTTAATATTCGCACTTCCACCACACTTTATGGTACTATATAGAAAAGGAGTGATTGATTATGAAAACTACAACATTGCGCATAGTAGCAAAAGAACTTAATCGCCTCAATAAAGTGATGGAAGCCAATAGAGAAACTAGCAAGCAAATTTCTAAGGAGGCCAACAAATGGGGAAAGACAACCTTGACCAACAACAACCTAGCGAACCGATTCAGATTAAGCCGGAGTTAGTTGATTTTCTATATATCGACTCCGAACGTGTCGATTCATTTATATCTCAAATAAAAAATGGAACCCTGCGAAGTGTTAGCAAAACAAATGCTACTTTGCAGGGTTCTTCTTCTAATGCGGGTGTAGAAGCCAACTTTAAAATCCTAAAAGGCTCTATCGGTGCTAAAGAACAAATAGATAATAGTATCTCCTCCACAGAGAACTACGATCCTTTCCATAAGCAAGTAATAGATTTAATTAATCTCTTATCGTATGACGAAATAAACCCAGCCGAGAGTAACGAGGCCAAACTTGGTTTTGTAGTAGGCCAGGTTGTGATTAGAAATCTATCTATTTTTACAGAGCTTGTGCCGGTTATATTTACACATAAAACAGCATTTGGTGTTACATCGAAAGAAGCCAAAAATAATATAAATGCTATGTCAGATTTGATAAAAGCGTCACCAAGTACAATAGATTTATCTATCACTACTTCTGATGGTTCTAAAGTATCAGGCACAATAATTGAAGAGTACTTAAAAATACCTATGGGCAGCATTCTAAAAAATTACGGTACGACTCTGCCTGGCAATTGGGTTGTAATAGGAATGTTTGATACAACTACGCCTCAGCTAAGTTCAGATCCAGATACAGAGTCTACAGTTGAAGGATTAGTCGATACGTATTCTGATACACTTAAAAACTTCTTTGCTGCCTCTACCACTAAAGTAATTCCATTAATTATTTTTAGAACGATTAATATTTGACGAAAGCTATATAACCACACAAGGGAGAGTGTTATAT